CAATCGCATCCGCTTGGTCTGTCGTTATACCGACCTTTGCATTGTTTGTGGTTATGTCAGCTGCTTGTTGAGTTGTTATGCCTACTTTAGCATTATTGGTGACTATATCTGCCGCTTGTTGAGTGGTAATTCCGACTTTAGCCGTATTAGCTGTTACGTCACTATTAGCTGAAACCCTTGCTTCCGTGTAGTATAAGTTTGTACTTCCCTCTGTAAGTCCGTCTGTTGATGTTGGGTTCACTTCTGCGCCTGCCTCTATGCCCGATAATTTACTAATATCAGCAGCAGTAGTGAATTTATGTGTGGTTGCCGTGTCATCAATGTCATCGGCATCAAGCACAACAGTACCTGTCTGTCCATTTACACTATCAACAGCACCACCTGCGCTTGGTGTTTCAGGTTGCCAACCATTTGTTGTGTCGTAAGTAAGCACTTGTCCGTCTGTGGGGGTTGTACTTGCTACATCATTTAAATCGCTTATAACGGCAGTACCACTCATTAAAGCACCTGCGGCAGCTACATTGGTTGCGTCTGTTACATCAGCACTTGCCTCTATCCCTGCGAGTTTAGTCGCATCGGCTGTTGGGTAGCTGTTTTTAGCTGTGTTAGCGGTAACATCCGTGTTGGCAGAAACCCTTGCCTCTGTGTAATACAAATTAGTGCTACCCTCCGAAACATCATCCGTATCGAGTACAACTTCGCCTGTTTGACCATTCACACTATCAACAGGTGCTGTGGATGTTAATGTAGTGAGTTCAAATTGACTTGTTGTAGTGCTGTATTGTAAAACTTGATTGTTTTGTGGTGTAGCATCTGAAACATCAGAATGTTGTTGTATTGATATACTATTTAAAGCGGTTGTAACATTGTCCGTGTCGGTAACGTCCGCACCACTTTCAATCCCCGATAGTTTCGTTGCATCTGCACTTGGGTAGGAGTTCTTTAGGGTGTTAGCAGCTACACTTGTGTTTGCACTCACACGTGCCTCTGTATAATATAGATTGCTTGAACCCTCATCAATGTTATCGGTGTCCAATACAACATCGCCTGTCTGTGTATTTACGCTTGTTACAGAATTAAGTTCGGTGCTATCTACATAGTCCTTAACAGCAGCAGTTGTAGGAATAGAAGTGTCATTATCGTTATTTGCAATACCATCAGCTTCATCTACAAACTTTGTGATTGTAATATCCTCGCCTGTGTCTTTTAAAGAACCAAAGGAAACTGTACCCGAAGCAACAACACGCCCATCATTAGATACGCTAACACCCGTGCTATTACCCGCACCATCCGTGAGTTCAACCTCGCTACTTATCGCAGCATTGTCGTTAGTTTTTATTAACCCCTCGTAGGTGTCCTTTATTTTCTGATTGTTTAAACTTGCCATTGCTTGTTAAAAATCTTCTTAACTTTGTTATGTTTTTTTCCTTTGGCTTATATCCTAAAGCACCCATCCGTTAAATGTTGCATCGTTGTCGGGATAAACATCCGAATCAGAGTTTGAGTTATATTCAGGGAATAAGTTGTTGTTAAAGGTCATATAATCAATAAACCTCTTTGTGTAATACTCCGCTGTGTTTCTCGCTTTCTGTACAAGATAATCAAGTTCTGATTTGCTTACGCTTTCGCTATTCTCTGATGTATGTTTAAACACGCCACCATTCTTTACCTGATATGCAGCGTAAGGAAGATACTCAACTTGGGCGAACCATATAAGCATCGGTTGTACATAATCATTAACAAGGTCTAAATAATCCCCTGATAGCGTACCTGCTATAATGTCTGCGCTTATCTTGTTGTATAAGTCAGTTCCTAAATAGTTTTGAATTTGTATTTGTTGGGCAATCTTGATAAACTGAATAAACTTATCCGTATCAACATTCCCGTCAATGATGCTGTTCTTAACTAAATCTGTTCGTGATATGAATAGTGCTGTTGCCATTATTTACCGTAATTTGGGTGGTGTCCGTTGTTAGGCATATCCTTTGGTGCTTTCTTTGCATCCTTGTACCCTCGTGGTGTAGGTGCATAAGATTTAGGAATGCTATCAACTTCATCATAGTTTTGTATTACTTTTTTCATTGTTTTAGACTTTAGCCTATATAGGACTTCCTCCCATACGTGTCCACAATTCACACCGCCTTTGTATCGGAATAAATCATAAGCCTTACCCTTGTGTCCAAACTTTTTGTTTACCCCTGCGTTACTCGCCTTGTCTATGTCCTCAATACGATAAACCACATTGCGACCGCTTCTGTTCATCATTATGCGACAGAACTGTCTTGACTTACCCGATGAATACTTTTCTGCGTATCTATAACGTACCTTGTAAAGGGATTTGTCTAAATAACTAAACCCGCTCTTTTTAGAATCAATGGATTTTTTCTCTAACTTTTCCTCTTTAGATTCTATAAGGCTATTAGCCCACTCCTCAATGTCGCTTTCATTGTCTTCTTTGAACTCCCTTACATCAACGATTTCCCAACGATTTGATATTGTTTCCCCACGTAGTTCATCAAGGATAATGTCAAACTCTTCATCAGTCAATTCCTCTTTGCTCATTTTAACCCCTGTTTCTTCCTCACGTGTTTCGGAATCCTCTACGTTGTCAAGGTCGGTAAATTCTAAAGGCTGTAAGGTCTTGAAATACAAGTTGAGCGCAATACCATTGTAGGATAGTATCTTGTCAAAGTTTTCTATTAGCAAACGCTGAAATGGTCTGATAACCGTATTGTCCATAAGGATAGTGGCGGTTTTCAACTCATCTGCGTTGTTTCCAAGCCCTGTGTTGTCTTTAATTCCTAAAAGCATAGGACTTACTACCCTGTGGGAAACGAGTATCTTACGTGCGCTCTCATCGCTTAAAAACTGATACTGATTGTGTGCATCGGAAAGCTGAATAGGCTGTATGTCGGCAGCTGTTTCTGCATTGTCGTTAAACGCAAGGATAAACTTACCTGCATTGCTTGACCCACTAAACTTCTCATAGATACGTCTTTCTATTATTTCCCTTTGTTCAGGGTCAGGCGTACCGTTGTTAAAGTTGATAAGCATAGATGGCGCAAGACCATTCATTATGTTGTTTAAGTGGTAGTTGCTTATTTCTTCTTCAAGTTCAGCGTATTGTGTGCCACCTTGATAGTCAACAGGGGAATAATACTTGAATCCTGCACGATAGGGCTTGATATAAAGGATTTCCAACCCCTCTTTGGAAGTACCAAACGCAGGGATTCTTACAAGGTCATCAGAACGCTTGTATTTAGACCAATCGTAATGGTAAAAGTACGCTTCGATTTCGCCTTTGTCGTTGCACTTCTCTGCTCTTAATGTTTCTACGGGTATGTGTTCAAGTTTTACAATCTTGCTTCTATCTTTAGAATAGATAACCTGAATGGCACATTGACCCATAAGTTTCAAGTCATATACAACCTTGCGTGTGCAGTCGGCATTGAACAAGGTCACCATTTGTGCATAAGCATCAGGCTTACGGTTGGAATCAGTAGCATCCAATCCCTTACCGTAAATCATCTCACTAACACCATTTATAATAGCGTTGTTTGTTGGGCTTCCGTTGTATCTATCTATAAGATATTGAAAGTAGTTGTTGTCATCCCCATAAGACACAAATTCCTGACCCTTTACCTCTTTTACGGTAGGGCTTGTGTAGGTGCTTAAATTGACAATTCTTAAATCGTTGTTCATAATATAATATAGTCGTTATCGTAGCTTGTATCGCTTACATATTCCCCACTATTAACAGAATAATAGTCGTTCGTATCTTGGTCAACCGTTTGGTCTGTGCAAAATACTTTGTCTTTATAAATAATCTCTGTACCCTCTTTTATCGTAAGGTCGTAAAACCTACCCTCTGTAAGTGAAAGGGATTCAGATATTACTAAATAATTTCTTTGTGTTGTTGCTGTTGTTGAGTATGTTACCTCCGTGTTAGTGGAATCATCTCTAAAAATTAAACTAACATTCGTAGCATAAGAACGTGGGATAATTCTTATTGTTTGTGCGTCCGTTGATGTTGTTAGCTTTATCATAGTATTATAAATTCATTGTCCGCAGAGTGTGTAACGTATTGGTTTTTGTTCACTTTGTAATACGAGTTGGTACTTTGGTCTATTGTCTGATTTGTACAGAAAATAATACCCTTAAATATCTTGCCCGAATCATCCCTCAAAACAAACGTATAATAAGTGTCCTCTGTTAAATCAAAATCATTGCTTATCGTTATAAGCCCATCTGATTCTATATAACTAAAATTAGAACCATTGTACTCTATGTTTGAACCGCTAAAGGTGGCATCATATGTGTTCCAATACTTATCCCCTGTGTAGTCAGTTATGTCGTTTGTTGATTCGTTTCTTAAAATCAAATATAAATCCCCTACAACACGTCTTCTCGGTATAACCTCTATTGTTTGTGAATCAGTTGATGTAGTTAAGATATTCATACTACATATATATCGTATAAAGTTTAAATTTTGCGTAAAAGAAAAGGGGGCATAAAACCCCCTTAACTAACTTAACCTCAAAATGAAAAAACTCTACTTCTTTTGCTAATATACAAAAAATATATTAACTACCTACGCATTAGGGTCAATAGGCGAAGTTGAATCATCACTCGGAAGCGTAGCCACAAAGAATGGTGGTGCAGTTTCCTGCGCTGTAAGAGTAAGCGTAAACCCATTGAAGTCAGCAAAAGCAGCACCCGTAACGATAGTACCGCCTGTTACTTCCGCACCGTGGTCTTTACCAACCAAAAAGCCATCCCCTTGATAAGTCTCTACGACAATCTGTGGTCTTCCGTGTGCTAAAAGTTTAATTTGCTCTTGTGTTGCAACGTCCAAGTGTACCAAAGATACATTCAGGGTTGTTTCATAATAAGTAGTTCCGTTCTCTCTTGATGAAGTGATAGCGGTTTCAAGTGTTGAAGTTCCTTTCAAAAGTTCGTACTTATAAAAAGAAACGCTATCATCCAAAGTGATTGTACCTGCCGTGTCCGTAAGGGCAGCGGTAGTATCGGTATACGGTGCAAAAAAGATGTTTTTAAGACCACCTACCGCACTTTTACAAGGTATTGAACGTCCATTAGATACTGTTGAACAAGCCATAGTTTTATAAATTAAAAAAGGGTAGGCAGGCTCATCGGCTTACCCACCCCTTTATTGTTAGACAAATTATTATTACGAGTAAAGAACGATGTCAGAACCGATACCGTGTTGTACACCTGCTGTATAGCGCATAACTACACGAACATTTTGTGAACCATCAATATCAGCCATATCAATTACTTTAACTTCGTTTCTGTCATCAAGCAATCCTGTACCGAAGAACAAGTTTGATTTTTGAGCAGCTACCGCTGTGTTGTCAGCAAGACCACCTGTTGCGAACAAAGGAATACCTTGAAAGTTCATTTCAGTTTGTCCTACGTTGTACAAATCTCTATAACCTAAAGCAGCTTGTGCAGCAACATAGGCTTTAGCTATGTTTTGTGAAATATAGATAGTCAAATCTTCTTTTCCATATACACCACTTGGGATAGCATCAACGATTTTTTGAATCTCTGCAATAACGTTAGCAGCAGTTACAGTACCTGCAACAACATCAACTACGTCTGCATCAGCAGTCAAAAGAGTTTCGAAACCATCAAAAGAACCCTCGCCTGCACTACCTGACCAAATAGAAGTCTCGGTTGCGTTAGCTACTTCAGCAGCTACACGAGCGATAACATAGTCAGAGAATAGTGGGGGTAGTTCATCAAAAGCACTAAAGCCCATTTGAGCAGCTTCCCAATCTGCGTGAAGTTCTTTCTTACAGATTTGTAGGTTTACTTGCAACTCGGTAGGAGTTAATACTTTTTCAGTAAGGGTTAGTGTTGATGTAGTGGAATCAAAGTCGCAATCAGCAGAACGTACAAGGTTTGAGAACGAACCTACTTTCATAGCGGCTTTGTACTTTACATTAGGTAGAATAGTAACAGCACCTTTATCAAGGGTGTCAGCACTCAATAGGGCAGCACCTAAATACTTCCCTGCAAATTCGCCCGCATAAGTCGAGCCTGTAATAGTTGGATTAGCCATTTTCTAAATATTTAGTTGTTTATTAATTTTTGCATTACTTTATCGAAAGTACTTTTCTTTCTGTTTTGAGAGTACTTTAGATTTACTTTTTGTTTTGGTTCAGGATTGTGTGAGATAGGTTCAGCAGCAGGAGTTTCGGATAGTTCCTCTTTCACTTGCTCTTCAACTTCACTCATTTCTTCCTTTTTGTCAATCATAGCTTTGATTTCCTCAAGCATAGATTTAACCTCCGCCAATTCTTCTTTGGTGGCATACTCGGCTTCTACTTCTTCCGCAGCTTCTACCTCAACATCGGCAGCTTCTACTTCTGATGCTTCAACCTCTTCTTCTACTTCCTCTGTCGCTTCTTTGATTTCAGCAATCAATCCCTCTTCCGCAACAACGAGAATCATACCATCTTCCAAAGTGTATTCGCCTACGGGAAGTGCTACCTTTTCATCATCTGTTAGAATAAAGACCTCTTGACCTGCTTCAAAAGATTCAGCTTCGAGTACTGTTCCGTTTTCAAGGGTCATTTGAGCCAACTTGACTTCCTGATTCTGCTCGATGTTCTCAACGATATCAGCAGTATCTTCCCCTAAAAACGTCTTAATCTTGTTTAACATTTCAGTCGCTTTCATAATTATATATCGGATTTAAAATTTACTTTGCATTTTCATATTTTACCTATGCCTTGCGCTCTTAAAGAACCATCGCAACATTTTGTATTATATGTGTTATCAGGACACAAACAACCACGTCTTGAGCCTTTAGGGCTTGTCTTTGATGGTGTAAAGAAATTTTTTAGTTTTCTCATTTGCCTTGTCCTCTGTATCTTTTTTTATAATTCTTTGAGCCTTTTACGCTACTCATTTTTGTTTTTGCGTGTACGCCTTTACGTCTAACTTTGGGTTTCTCAACCTTTATGCTTTCTATTCGTTTAGCCATTTAACCCAAGTTCTTTTAGCTTACTCTCTGACCAACGCTTTGCAGCTTTACCACCCCACAATAAATATGAAATAGTACCGCAGGCTTCTGTGTCGCTTTCATCATAGTATTCCTCTGCCCTTGATAGGTAGGAGTACATTCTCTTAATCGTTTCTTCGCTTACAGGTTTACCTTGTGCAAGTTGTTGCGCACGTACCTTACCCACTTGGGTAGCACATTTGTTGTTTACCGATTCGTTGAGTTCCAACCCACGTTTAGCGTTGTTCTTAACCGCATCAGGATAGTCGGCATAAGATTCCAACACTTCTTTTTGACTATCCTTATATCTACCATCTTGCTTTACGATTCTGCGGATATGTTTAAGCATATCTTTAGCTTCTTCTTCTTCGATGTCGTTTAAGGTGTTGTCTTTAGGACGTTCCATTTTGTCAGCAAAGTACCCCTCTATTGAGAATCCTTTAACCTTGCCTGTTTTTACAAATTCCTCCCATATTTGGTCGTTGTTTACTTTTACAGCCCCCATCCAAGTTCCCACAGGTACATTTAGTCCGTACTTTCGGCTTTTGTCCTGTACTACGTCTTCTACTATCCAAGATTCTACAAGTGTTAGTCCGTTAATCGAATGTTGATGTTCCAAAGTCGCTTTGCTTTGGTTACCGTTCATCAAATATAATTGCGATGCTTTCTCTACCGTACTTTTAGAAAAGTAAATGTAATACTCATCATCACCTTTACGTCTGTAAATGGGTTTGTTGGGAATAAGTAAAGCACCAAGCAAGATTCGCTTCTCATTAGAAACCTCTGCAAGTTTTACCTCTTCGTTTTTAAGTGCAATAAAATCTTCCTCTATTGCAGGGTTCTCAACTACCGAAATAGCCTCTATCCCTGTGATTTGGTCATCATCTAAAACAAGTTCAATGATTTTCATATAAGTATATCGTTAAAGTTTTATATTTTGCATATTAG